ATCCGTTCCGCTGCGGGTCGCCAGGTCAAGTAGTCGGGCGGCGCACCGAGGGCCGGTCGGGGCGCACATGCCCCGGCCGGCCCGCCCATTCCCCGCGCGCGAGTCGGCGAGATGCCGGCTCACCCACAATCGAAGGTGAGATGCCTTCTGCACGGCGAGATGCCACCCCTGTTTTCGTATCTCGTTAGCTTCGAAGGAACAACTCACTGTGCCTACCTACGACTCTCAGATTAGCCGCGCCGAATCGCAGGCGCTTATCCCCGAGGATGTCTCGCACGAGATCCTCCAGGCCATCAGCCGCCAATCGTTCGTCCTCCAGCTCGCCACGCGCCTGCCGGACATGCCCACCAAGACCCGCCGTCTCCCGGTGCTGAGCGTCCTGCCGACCGCTTACTTTGTGTCCGGCGACACGGGCCTCAAGCAGACCACCGAGGTCAACTGGTCGAACCGCTATATCACGGCCGAGGAAATCGCCGTGATCGTGCCGGTTCCCAATGTCGTGCTTGACGACGTGGATTATGACATTTGGGGCGAGATCCGGCCGCATATCGAGACCGCGTTCGGCCGGCTCATCGACCAGGCGCTGCTGTATGGCGGCATCGCGGGCTACGCCAAGCCCTCAAACGACTGGCCCGATGGCATTGTGAAGGGTGCCATCGATGGTGGACTAAACGTCAGCCTGGCCACCGCCGGCGACATGTACGACGCGATCCTGGGTGAGAACGGCACGTTCGGCAAGGTCGAGGAGGCCGGCTACATCGTGACCGGCTCGATCGCCAGCCCGAACGCCAAGGCCAAGATGCGCGGCACGCGCGACAACGACGGCCAGCCAGTATTCGGCCGCAGCGGCGCGGGCCAGTTCGAACTGGACGGCCAGCCGGTAGTCTTCCCCGACAACGGCGCGGTCGACGCCACGCAGAGCCTGATCACCTCGGGCGACTTCCGCCAGTTGGTCTACGCGATGCGCCAGGATATCACTTATACGGTCACCACGACCGGCGTGATCACCGACGCGAGCGGCCAGATCATCTACAACCTGTTCCAGCAGGACATGACCGCAATGCGGGTCGTCATGCGGATGGGCTGGCAGCTGCCGAACCCGCCGAACTGGATCAAGCAGACCGACAGCGACACCAGCCGCTATCCGTTCGCCGTTCTGAAGCCGTAACGCTGTAGCCCTGCTGAGCGTGGCGGGCATGCAGCCCGTCACGCTCAGCGCGCCGACATTCACCTGGAGAACGCATTCCATGAGCCGCTACCCGACCGATCCTAATCTGCAGTTCCTGCGCGGCACGCGCGGCGGCAAAGTCCGCCGCGGCTACCTCGCCCACTACGCCTTCGCGCCGGCTGCCGTCGCCAATGGCAGTGTGTTGGCCGCCACCACGCTGCTCGACGCGGCCGCGCAAACCCTGACCCAAGGCTTCACGCACCCCGACGTGCCGCGCGCATTGTCGGTCAAGGGCAATGCCGCCGGCATCGCCGGCAACATTGTTATCACCGGCACCGACGCCAACGGCTTCCCGCTAAGCGAGACGATCGCGCTGAACGGCACCAGCGTGGTCGCCGGTGCTGTGGCCTTCGCCAAGATCGCCAAGATCGTGCTGCCCGCGCGCACCGCAGCTGGCAACACCGTACAGGTGGGCGTCACCAACAAGCTGGGCCTGTGGCACAGCCTGACCTGGGATAGCCGCCTGGTCACCCAGTTCGACGGCGCGGCCGACGCCGGCACGCTAGCGATCGACAGCGACGAGGTCTACAAGAACCTCTTCACCCCGGCGGGCACCCTCGACGGCACAAAGATCCTGCGGATCGTCTACGTCGTCTGAACCCGCTCGTACCCGGCGCCTGGGATTGGCCGGGCGCCGGCTGTGGAGAGATCATTATGGCATCAGGCAAGGGACACAACGGCGGGTTTAACCCGTTTCGTGATTCACATGGACGGTTTTCCGGCACTGCGGGCGGAGCCCACGAAATCGCCCACGCTGCCGCGATGCAGCCGCGCAAAGGCGGCGGGGCAATGAACAATGCCCTGCGCACCGTCAGTGGTCGCGCAACGTCAGCGCCGGCGGCAAAGCCGGACGGCTCGGTCATCACCTACGAGCGGATCGCGCAGATCGACACGCTGCCCGCGCCGTCGCTCGACAGCGTGCGCGCGGCCACCCGCGCGCAGCTGACGCAGCACCTGGGCGAAGATTTTCCCGGTGAGGATGGCCTGGGCTTCGCGCTCAGCGAGCTCTCCATTATGCGACAGACCGGGCAGATCGACGATACGACCTTCCATCCGCTGATCACCAAGGCCCTCGACGAGGCCGGCTACCAGGCGCCTGCGAACGTTGGGCTGCACGACATCCTCGACATGATGGATCGTGTGGAGCAGATCAGCGACTACGCGACCCGCGAGAAGCGCCAGCTCTTCGGCGCGTCGGTGGCGATGAAGGCCGGCGACCCGGATGCGGCCTACACCTTCCTCGACGGCCCGGATGGCGCCGGCATCGGCTGGACGCTGCAGCGCAACGACATCCGCGACAAGCTGGGCCTGCCGCCTGAGCACGACGAATTCGCATAGAGGCCGCCCATGCTGATCATTCCCGATCCCACACCCGAGGTGCTGAACCGGCTGCGACGGATGGTGGCCGAACCAACCGAAGCAACCTATACCGACGCTGACCTTACGCTGCTGATCAAGGAGTTCCCGACCGCGCAGAAAGTCGGTCAGAACAACTGGGTCGCCAACAGCTCGCTCGTCGACGTCGTCGTGTGGGATTTGCACGCCGCGGCCGCGCGCATTTGGGAGGAAAAAGTCGCGGCGCTGATTGGCCAGGGCGCCTACGACATCGACGCCGACGGGCAGACCCTGCACCGTGATCAGAAGTTGCAGCAATATCGCACGCAGGTGGCCTATCACACGGCCCGGCGGCGCGTGCGCAGCGTGAAGATCCTGGTTGCGCCGACTCGCGCGCAGCGGACGCTCGAGCAGCGCATCGAAGAAGAAAATACCGAGTGGTGACCACGATGACCTACAACGACCTTTCCTTCATTGCACCCCCGCGCATCAGCATCCACCAGTTTACCCGCGTGCTTGACCGCGCGCTGAGCCCGGCCGTACCCGAGGCCGACGCCCTGTACGCGACCTGCCTGAGCTACGGGATCGACCCAGCCGTGGCGCTGGCGTTCTTCGCGCACGAGAGCAGCTGCGGCACCACCGGGATGGCGCGCGACACGCTGAATTGGGGCAATATCCGCAGAGGGCAGGGCCGGCAGGCCAAGGTGAGTGGCGGCTGGGCCTGGTACAGCTCCTGGAACAACGGCCTGGCCGACTGGTGCCAGCTGATGACCGCACTGTACATCCAGCGCTGGAAACTCACAACCGTGCGGCAGGCGCTGCCGCGCTACGCGCCGACCGCCGACGGCAACGCGCCGAATGCCTACATCAAGGCGGTGCTCGACAAGGTGGCTACTTGGCAGGCCCAGGACGTGGACGCGCCCGCGCAGGAGGGTCACCTGATTCAGACCTACCGCGTGCGCCGCAGCCTAGGCAGCACCGTGATTGTACGCGCGGCCGCTGCGCGCACGGCCGCCAAGGTCGGCACGCTCAAGGCCGGCGACGCCTTCACCGGGTTCGCGGTGCCTGGCGAGACGGTCACCTACCCCGATTTGGGCACGAGCAGCACCTGGATAAGCAACGCCGCCGGCACTAAGTACGTCTGGAGCGGTCTGTTCGACCACTAAGGAGCATCTGATGGCCCCAAAACATACCGGCAAGGTAGCCACCGAAGCCACCGCTAACAAGAAGAAAGCGACCCCTGCGCCGCACGGCACCCGCGCCCCTGCGGCGACCACTATGCCGATGCCGGTGCCGCATATCGGTATGCTTGGCTGCTCAGGAAAGTAGGTCGCCCATGCCACGAGGCTATCGAAACGGCTTTAACCCTTTTCGAGATAGTGATGGCCAGTACGCCACGCAGAGCGGCGCGGGCCGCCCGTCGGCCAATCGCGGCACAACCCAGGTGTACAAGAGCCGCGACGGCAAAACCACGGTCACGAAGGACACGCGCGGCACCTTCTCGATGAAGAAGAACGGCATCAAGACCGGCGCGGTCGTCACGCCGAAGCGCGGCGGCGGCTATACCTTCACCCGCCCGAATGGGCGATCGACGTTCTCGAAGGACATTCCGACCCAGACCCAGGCTGTAGAGGCGCTCAAGCGCTACGCCCGGGGCAAGTGAGATCACGATGAGCACCACGCCGATCACCACGATCAACCCGCCTGACGCAGAGATTACGCAGGCGACCCGCGATATGGAAGAGACGATGCTGGACACCTGCATCGTCCACACCCGCGCCGAGGACGACCAGGATGAGTATGGGATGCCCGGCTCGGAATGGACGGACTCGGATGCGACCCGCTGCGGCTACCGCACCGCTTCGCGCCGCGAGGTTCTGGGGATCGCGCAGGCGTTGGTGTTTGATAGCGTGCTGCGGCTGCCGCTCAGCGTATTTGTCAGCAACCTCGACCAGGTCACGGTTACGCACCGTATGGGCCGCGCGCTGCCGGCCCCGCTGCGCTTCAAAATCGTGCGGCTCGACGACGGGATGTACCAGCGCACGCTGTACCTCTCGCGCGCCGGGCAGGGAAATCAGCAATGAGCATCACGCGGCTGAACAAGCGCGCTGTGCGGCAGTTGCTGCACAGCGCCACCCGTCAGATCGTCAACGACGTCGTTCGGGTCGTCGCCCAGGGCGTGGCGCAAGATGCGCCGCGCGATACCGCGTTCTTGGCCGGGACGGTCGAGGCGATCGGCATGGGCGAGAGCGGCCAGGCGGCGTGCGTGGAAAAGCGGCACAGCCCGCGGTCAGGCGAGAGTGTCGAGCGGCGCTCCAACGAAGCGCCGCATATGCCCAATGACACCGCAGCGCTGCATGTGGCGGCCGACTATGCGTTCGACGTGGAGCTGCGCGACCCGTTCATCTGGCCGAACGTGGAGGCGGCCGCGCAGGCGCTGCCCGACGTCGTTGCGAAGCGGAGGGTGTGATGCCCGACGTGGATTTGGAGGCAACGATCCGGGCGTTCGTGGCCAACGCGCCGCGTATCAAGGCCCTATGCGACAAGCGCGTGTACGCCGCGCTCAATCTGGAGCTGCCCGAAGGCTACGACGTGGTCAAAGGGCCAGCGCTGATCATCTCAATCCGCGGCGGCGGCGCGAACGCACACGCACCGCTGATCAACCCAATGCTGTACGCGCGGAGCTATGGAGCGGATCCGCGCACTGCCTGGGCGCTCGACCGGGCGCTCGTCGCGTCGCTGCACACGAAGAAGTTTGGCCCGGTCAAGATGGCGCTCCTGAGCGCGAGTGGCCAGCTCACCGCGGAGACCGAGCCGCGCTGGCCGTATGTCTTTTCAACCTACCGTCTTTCGGCGGCACTTTTCACGTAGGGGACACCCATGCCAGAAGTCATCTCGGATATCGTCGTCACCTCGGCTAGATTGTACCGCGCGCCCGCTGGCACTACCCTCCCGGCTGACACCGTGGATGTCGATGCGACCTGGCCAGTGGGCTGGATCGATTGCGGCTACACGCTGGAGCCAGTCAAGGCCGCGTACACCTTCGACGTGCTGGACGTGATGGTTCAGCAGGAAATGGGCGCGGTCAAGCGCATCCGCATCAAGGAGGCGCTCAAGCTCTCGACCGTGCTGGCCGAGCTGACCGCCGCCAACCTCGCGCTGTCGTTCGCCGGTGAGAGCTCCACGGTGGCCGCCACCAGCACGCTGGCTGGCTACGAGGAGTTTTCAGTCGGCGGTAAGTACGAGCTGCCTGAGTCGATGTGGGGCATCGAGGGCAGCTTTGTCGACGAGGATGAGGTCTTGCGGCCCATCCGCGTCTTCGTGTGGCGCGCCACCGCCGCTGCCGGCGGCGAGATCGCCTTCAACCGCGAACAGGTCGCCGGCATTCCACTGGAAGTCTCGGCGCTGCACGACCGCACCAAGGCCAAGGGCAAGCGCCTGATGGTCGCCCGGCGGGTGATCGAGGATCCCACCGGCTAGTTTTCGTGGCGAGAGGTCTGGACGGCCTCCAGACCTCTCGCCGCCTATCGCACACACGAATAAGGAGAGCCCATCATCATGGCTACAGGACGCGAAGTACCCGCTCAGTTTCCCCAGGCGACGCTGGGCGGCCAGAAATACGATATTCGCCCGCTGCCGATCGCGCAGAGCCGAAGTTGGCGGCAGAGCGTGAAGGAGCCGCTGCAGCTGATCATCAGCACCGTGGCAACCCTGCCCGACATCAGCCTCCAGGATCTGGAGCTGACCTCGATCGTCGGCCTCATTCAGCACATCTTCACCACGGTCGCCGACGCGCCGGACATCATCCTGGGCTGGCTGTACGCGTATGCCCCGAACATCGCCGAGGACAAAGACCGGATTGAGGCAACCGCGTTTGACGTCGAGGTCGCGGAGGCATTCGCGGTGGTGGTGAAGCAGGTCTACCCTTTGGGCCGATTAGCGAGCGCCCTTGGGGGCAAGAAGTTTACGACGTCCTAGAACTGGCGCGCGCCGAGTGGGGGGCGGAAGCAGAGCAGATGGATCCCGTAGAGGTCGGCTGGCTGTACCGCTCCTTTGTCAGGCGCAAGAAGTTCGAGGCCGATCTTCTGGCCAACACCGTCGTCACGGCGCTCTCCGAAGCGATGGGCGGCGGCAGCGGCGCGAGCGCACAGACGCCCGCGCCTTCGCCGTCTCCACGGCCGAGATCTGCGCGCACCGCGCCACCGCCAACACCAGACCGACAGGTCGTTCCCGCACATCAATTTTTCAAAATCCTGGAATCGCGGTGAGGTCGAAATGGCGCTGACGTTAGGGGATGTCTTAGTCTTATTCAAGGGCGATACGAGTCAGCTCGATCGCTCGATGGAGCGCACCGAGAGCGCGGTTGGCAGCTGGGGCAACCGTGTGTCCGGCTCGCTCAAACGGGTGCTCGAGTTCGCCGCCGGTGGGCTGCTCGCCAACGCAGGCGGCCGGCTCGCCGGCATGGCAAACCAAACCCTCCGCACCGGCTTCGAGCTGGTCAAAAACTACGAACTGCAGGTGCAATCCCTCCAATCCCTGGCCGCCCGCGAGCTGCTCAATACCGGCGCCGCCAAGTCGATGAATGAGGCGCTGGAGAAGGGCCGCGTGATTGGCGAGGAGAATATCAAGTGGGTCGAGAAGCTGGCGATTACGTCGCCCTTCTCGTCCGAAGACATCATCGGCGCCTACCAGATCGGCGCTGCGCTGGGCTTCTCCAGCGACAACCTCAAAATCCTCATTCAGGACACCACCGACTGGGCCTCAGCGACCGGCAAGAGCCGCGAGGAAATGATGGGCGTGTTGAACGCACTGGGCACCATGAACGTGTCCGGTAAGGCCAACTACGAACAGATGATGTCGCTGATCGTGCGCGGTGTTCCGGTGTGGGACTACCTCTCTAAGGCGATGGGCAAGTCCACCGCAGAGATCCAGGAAATGATGTCGAAGGGCCTCATTCCCGCGAACGTAGCGATCAAGGCGGTCTCCGACGGCATGCACGGCGATTTCGCTGGCTCAGCCGAGCGCATGGCCAACAGCCTCGCGGGTCTGACCGGCTCGCTCCAAGACCTGGCATCACTCACCCTGCGCAACCTGTTTCAGCCGGCGCTCATGGCGATTCAGCCGTATCTGGCTAAGTTCGTGGACACGCTCGGCAACGACAGCCTGCAGAACGCGGTCAAGGCCACCGGCGCGGCGATCGGCACGTTCCTGGTCAGCGCGCTGGAGCGGCTCAGTCAGATGGTCGGCCCAATCACCAACTTCGCGGCGCGCGTCGTCGCGGGCTTCCAGCTGCTGCGCGCCCTGTTCGCGCCGCTGATCAGCTCTTGGAGCCAGGGTGTCAGCCAGATCATCGGCATCGTGACGGGGCTCTGGGCGCTGATCGCCAACCACTTCGTAGCCGGCCGCCAGCGCGCACGGGCGTGGGGCCTGGACACGATCGGCCAGTTCGCGCAGGGCATGATGGCGGCGTTGGGCGTCGTCGTCGGCGCGATTAAGGCGATCGGCAATGTCCTGGCTGAGTGGCTGATGCCGCACTCGCCGCCCAAGGTCGCGCCGCATATCGACAAATGGGGCGAGCAGACCGGCGAACAATTTGGCATTGGGTTGGGCAAGGCCGATATCGGCAAGCACATCGACGTGTTTGGCGAGCGGCTGCGCGACCAGCTCCAGCATGAGTTCGCGGGTCTCGACGCCGAGGATCTCGGGCTCGTAGAAACGCTGCAGGGCACGATCGGCGGCGTGTTGGCGTCGATTGCGAATAGCAGCGGCATGAAGGACGGCGCGATGAACGGCATCCTGAGGGGCTTGCAGGGGCCAATCGTCGAGGCGGTGAAGGAGCTGAAGCAGACCGGCCAGGTCTCTGAGGAGACCTTCCGCAAGCTGCGCGCTGCGGCCGGGCCGGCCGGCCCGGCGATAGAGAAGGTCACCAAGGCCTACTTCGATCTGAACGCGGCCACCAAGAAGGTCACCGCTGCCCAAAAAGAACTGAACGACATCGAGCGGCGCTACCAGGAGCTAACCAAGCCGGTCGACGCCCAGCTTGATGCGGTCGGCCGCCAGCGCCAGATGATCGCCGACCAGAAGCGGATGACCGAGCTGCAGCAAGTGATGGCCGACGCCTCCGCCGACGGCGCGGAGAAGGCCGACGCCGCGCTCGAAATGCAGGAAATTCAGCTCAACAGCCAAAAGCGCGCGCTGGAGTCGCAGCAGAAGGCTGAGACCGACGTGGCCCAGCAGAAGCTGGATGCCGCGAATGCGGAGCAGCAGGAAGCTGAGAACCGCGTCAAGCGCGAGGAAGAGACCCTCAAGCTCTACTCGCAGCAGGCTGACCTGACCAAGCAGATGATCGCGGCCACGAAAGCCGCGGGCACGCAGCAGGCCGGCGCGCTGAAATTGGTGCGCGACCAGGTGAAGGGCGTTACCGACGCCGTGAACGAGGCCAAGGACAAGGCCGAGTCTTTCGCCGACAAGATCAAGAAGACCGGCGACGATGCGGTTGCACGGGCCAAGCTGTTCCGCGACCAGGCGACGGCGGCCTGGAACCGCTTTACCGCCACCCCGCTGATTGCCGGTCTGATCCGGCTCGGCAGCACGATCGCCAACTTCATCGCAAAGGATTGGAAGCCGCTGCTCGGCGCCATCCTCGGCGGCGCAGCGGCCTGGGCAGCGCCCGGGCTGTTCGTGCCTTTTCTGGGGATCGTGCGTGTGTTTGGCCTTATCCGCACGGTGGTGGGCGGCTCAGGCGGCCTGATCGGGCTGCTCAAGCTGCTGGGCGGTGGGCTGATGAGCCTGCTGAGCCCGTTCAACATCGTGATTGCTCTTGGCGCGCTGCTCGGCGCGGCCTGGGGTGCCAACTTCGCCAATATCCGCCGGTTCGCTCCGGAGCTGCTCAAGGTCGGCGACATCCTGGCGCATACCGTCAAGTCGCTGCTGGGCGGCGATATCAAGGGCGCGCTCGCGTTCGCCGGCCCGCTACTCGAGGCGCTGGGCAATCTGCGCACAAAGGTGTGGGCCTGGATCCAGGAGGCCACGTCGCAGCTTATCGCGCTGCTCAAGCCGTGGGCGAAAGCCTTCGGCGATTGGGTCACCAATACGGCGCTGCCGTGGCTCGGCGACAAGCTGGGCGCGCTCGCGCTCTGGCTGTGGGGCTGGCTGCAGCAGGTCACGCCGCCGCTGCTGGATCTGTTGGCGGCCTGGGGCATGGCCTTCGGCAATTGGGTCGTTACGACCGCGTTGCCCTGGCTGGGCCAGAAGCTCGGCGAGCTGTGGGCCTGGCTGCAAGCCTGGATCGTGGCCAATGGGCCGGGGATCCTGGCGCAATTGCAGACCTGGGGCCAGATGTTCGGTACGTGGGTTACTGATACCGCGCTACCGTGGCTCGCGCAAAAGGCCGACGAGCTGATTACCTGGCTGATTGGCTGGATCGTGGCCAACGGCCCGGGGATCGCGGAGCAGCTGCTTGTGTGGGCCGACATGTTCGGCGATTGGGTGGTGCAGACCGCGCTGCCGTGGCTGGGCGAGCAAGTCGCCAAGCTCGGCCAGTGGCTGCTGGACTGGATTGTCCAGTACGGCCCGGGCATCCTCACGACGCTCGGCCATTGGGCGATGAAGTTCGCGGAGTGGGTGCCGATCGGCCTGGGGCTGCTGATTGTGGCGCTGGGCGTCCTATTCGGGAAATTCCTGGGCTGGATTATCGAGAATGGCCCAACCCTCCTGCGCACGCTCGGAACGTGGGCGGAGCAGTTCAGCACCTTCGTGGGCAACGTCATCACCTGGCTGGTCAACGAGGGCCTGCCCAAGTTCCTGGCGTGGATCCGCGACGACCTCGGGCCAGCGTTCCTGACCGGCCTGGCCGAGATGTTCGGGCTGATTGGCCAGAAGATCGGCGAGCTGTGGGATGCGGCCTGGGCGCCGGGCACGCTTGGCGACCAGCTGCTGACCAACATCAGGACCGCGCTCAATAACGTGTGGCCGAACATCAAGAGCTACTTTGCGACCAAGTGGGCCGAGCTATGGGGTCAGGAGCCGCCGCAGACGATCGCTACGACCAACAGCACCGGCGCTGCGCCGTCGGGCGCGCCGAAGGAGGGCACCAAGAAGATTCCCGGCTTTGCCAAGGGTGTCAGGGACTTCGACGGCGCGAACGGCGGCTATGCTTGGACGGGTGAGAATGGCCCTGAGTTGGTGCGGCTGCCGACCGGCTCGGACGTCATCCCCACGCCCGAGGTCAACAGCACGCTGCGCAAGGTTGGCGCGGGCGGCGGCGGGCCAAAGGAGGCCCATCTGCATCTCAACATTCAAAATCCGGTGGTCGATAGCCAGGCGCGAGTTGCTCAGCTTGTGCAGCAGATCCGCGAGGCCGTCTCTGGCGACCTGGAGCGGATGATCACCCAAATCACGCTGGACACGCTATGAGCGATCTGACCTGGAGCTACACCGATGGCACAAGTACCGTCGAGTTTATTCCACTCGGGCGCGCGCCGGTCTGGAAAGGCGAGGCGCGCACCTCCGAGAAGCAGTTGATCGGCACCAAGACGTCCGAGATCAACGTGTTCGGGGCCACGTCGCCCCGGCTAGTCCTCTCCATTCTGCTCGACGGGCAGACGGATATGCTGGCCCTGCTTGCCCTGGACGCGACGCAAGGGTTTCTGACGATGGATGGCGACGTCACCAAGGAAGTGACACTTCTGGTCGGCCAGGTGGCGTCGGGTGAGCTCGACGGCACCTTTATCGCCCAGATTACCTTCGTGGAGGTCACCTGATGGCTCACAGCCTCGCTGCGCTGCGCGCCAGCCTCAAACGATGGAGCGCCACCATCACGATTAACGGCACCGCCTACGCGGTCGCCAATTCGCTGCCGAGTCGGTCGATGGGGATCGACCGGCAGCGCTCAACCTGCTCGGTGGTGATCAGGGAATATCCGGATTGCGCCGCCGGCGACGAGGCCACGGTCACGCTGACGCTGAACGGCGAGACCGTGACGTTCTTCGTCGGCCAGGTCGACTCACGCCCCACCCAGGACGATAGCGGCGTGTGGACGGTCAACCTGGTGGACGCGCAGCACCTGCTTACCAAGACCAAGACCTATAAAACCAGCTGGCGCAATCTGCCGTTCGTGCAGGCGGTGACTAAGCTGCTCGACCTGGCCGGCATTCCGAGCGATATGCGCGGCTCGATCTTCGACGCCGGCACCACGTTCGTGCTGGGGCCGAACTACGCCATCAAGTTCAAGGGCCAGTATGTGGTGCTCGACCTGCTGAACGAGCTGCTGGATTGGGCCGGCGGCAGCATCTACGTCAGTCCGGACGGCAAGATCAACATCATCGCGGCCAGGATCTACCCGAACGACGAGGATGCCGCCTATACCTACTGCTACGGCGCTGACTATGCGAATGCCGGCGAGCTGGGCTACACCTCGGCGACACGCACGATCGGCGGCTTCGAGGGCGCCACGCGCAGCTACAAAGCATCCGGGCCACGTCGCCCGGATCGCCAGATCCCCGACGCCACGTTCACGATCTCCGGCATGGTCGGCGGCAAGGACGAGGAGAAGGAATATCAGTTTATCCAGACCGAGGACTGTGCCAAAGCCGTGGCCCGGCGCGAGATCGTGCGACTCAACCGCGTCTCGACCGAAGTACAGCTGGATGCGCCCCTGAACGCCAATCTGCGTCCGGGCGATACCGTGCTGTTCCGCGATCCACTGCTGCAGTTCCCTGAGACACAGGGCGCGATCGTGCTGACCGTCTCAACGAGCGGCGACGCGGCGATGTCGCTGCTGATCTCGGTCGGCCCCAAGCCGCCAGAGGGCAGCCTGACGCTCACGCCGCCGCCCAAGCCCAATTTCACCTACACCATCGACCGCCAGCCGATCGGGCTCTCCGGCGCGCCCACGGTTCGCACACTCGTGCAGTGCCACAACACGACCTCTGACCCGAGCGGCTTCGCCATCACGAAGCTCTCCTGGTCGGCGACGTGCGCGGGCACAGTCACGCCGGCGTCGGTCGAGTGGTCGAAGGCGAACGACGACGACGTGGATCTGACCGCCCAGCAGAAGGCGCAGCAGCTCGCCGGCAAGAACCCGGTATTCGTGTTCTCCACGCTTGACGGCGCCAGCATCACGCTGATTGCCGAGAGCGAGAGCGGCGAGGGCGCATCCAAGACGATCGCGATCAACCCGCCCTCAAACGAGATCGTGACGCGCGTGCTGGCGATCGCCGCGCCGGAGGGCTGGCGGATCCTGGCGAATGCGGCCGGCTGGAGGATGTACAACCCGGGCAGCGCCTGCACGGCTGTGCCCAACATCAACACCAACGCGCCGCCGTTAGGAGGCTTCTCGAACGGCAATATCTACCAGACCCTGGATATGCTGTTCACGCCGCCGCGGCTCATCGCTACGCTCTCTGGCCAGGTGAACGGGCTGTTCGTGAACCTGACCGACCCCTCGATCGTGCTGGCCGCGCACGGCAACAGTGTCAGCCGCTCAAGCGACAGCGGCGAGAGCTGGAGCCTGCTGAACGACTTCGGCGTTTCAGTCAACTACGTCGAAGACGACCAGGTGAACCCACTGCTCATCCTGGCCTGCGCTGGCAACAAGCTGTACAAGAGCGCCGACGGCGCGAGCTTCGTTGTGGGGCTGGAGGGGCCGACGGGCGCGGTCGCGCGCAAAGTCAGCGTCGCGCCGGGCGGGGTCGCGGTGGCGTTCGCCAACACCGACCTGGAGCACGCGATTATGATAGAGGGCGGCGGCAGCGTCGATTGGTCGCAGGTGCCGGAGGAGAAGCGGCCAGTCTTCGGCTGCTCCTCGGTGTGCCTGCTGCCCGACATGACTCTGCTGGCCACCGCCGGCGTGATCAATGATGCGGTCGGCGACCCGAACTACCCGCAGATCTCCTACCTGGCCACTGGCGCGCCGGGCGGCTTCGTGTACAAGCTCTCACCGGGCGGCCCGGGCTTCGTGGCCTCGTTTCTCTACAGCACAAACGATCCCGGCCCGCTCAAGTCGCTCAACCTCGCCGGCGCCTACCCGATCGACACGGCCACCGCCGCGTACCGGATCGGCTACTGCGGCACGAGCGACAAGCCGCCGCCGCCCCAGCTCATTCTGCTGCCCTACGAGGTTGGCGATTCGCGCGACTTTCTGTTCCACTACCTGACCGAGACCGGCTGGCGGCCGAAATCACTGCCGCTGCCCGGGAAGCGCTGGAAGGGCGTCGTCACCAATCCCACGTCGCCGATGCAGTGGATTATTTGGGCCGACGATCGCGCCTTCTGGACCGCCAACGCCGCGCTCTCGTGGACGGAGATCAAGCTACCGCACAGCGGTCAGAGCTTCCTCGACGGCATCTACGAGGTTCGCACCGTCGCCTTCACCGGCAAAGGCGCCAACTGGATCATCCAGATGTGGGCGCACAGCGCGTTCGGCGCTGGCCGCAGCGGGCAGAGCTACATCGCCAGCGGCAACGGGCCGACCAACCTGAAGCAGCTGGTGTACAGCAGCCCCATGAACGGCGTGCCGCCCGTCGCGCCGACGACGGCAACCGGCTTCATCTACTGCAACGTGCTGCGCACTGGCCTGAACGGCGAGGTCTACGGCTACGGCAGCGATGTCGAGCCGGTCTCCAGCGCGTTCAACCTGGGCCTGGAGCCCATCCAGCCGAACCGCCAGATCGTGATGACCGCCACGCTCGACCCGGTGGTGGTGGGAACGACGGAGTTTATGCCCTGGGACACACTCAGCGCCACGTCGCGCGAGATGTTCGGCATTGATATGACCAATCTGGGCTACGCCGAAAGCTACCCGAACAACATGCCCGCGCCGTTCGTTTCGGGCGGCGGCAGCGTGGTCTGCCTCGACAGCGGGATCTTCTGCGGCAATCGCCAGGGCGTAGCTACGATCCTGGACTTCCGCACCACGCCGATGGTGCAGATCGTCGCCGGCGGCGATAACCCGGTGGGGACGATTGTGCGCGGCCGCAGGCGGCTGGCCTGCGCAGCGCGCGGCGCGGGCACGAATAACAGCCACGTCATCTACTGCTACAACGGCGAGAGCTGGACGAGCATAACCGTGCCGGATGTGTTCATCACCAACACCGAAACGAACGCGGTCGGCGGCCTGGCCGATGTGCTGGGAGTGGTGGAGCCATGAGCGACAGCAATACCGAGCTAGCGCTACGGAAATTGGTGGCCAAGCTGCGCACGCGCGCGCAGAGCGACGCGGTGAGCGCCGCGAACGGAGCAGTCAGCGACCTGGAGAACAGCATCGACGACAGCGTGGCCGCGCACGCCGCGCAGACCCAGCACGTCCACGGCGTTGGCGACTACTACGTGGCCAAAAGCAGCTCGCCGACCCAATTTCCCAATTGGGCCGACATCCAGAATAAGCCCGACTTCCTGGCCGACCCGATCGCGAGCGAGCCGGAAGACGACGAGCACCTGACGCCGTTCATTGACTTCACCTGGCTGCCCGTCGCAGAGATAGGCGAGACCGCGAGCGACAAGCTGGTGCGGGCGGATGACCCGCGGCTCAGCGACCGGCCGCAAGTGATGAACACGGCCGAGCCGATCGGCGCCGGCATGTATGTGTGCGTGTTCGACGACGGCGGGACGGCGCGCATCACGGCCGCGCACGCGAATGATGTCACCCACGCGGCAGTGGCCTTCATCGTCGACTCGACCGGCACCCACGAGGATGTGGATACCTTCTTCGACGGTGTGAATGTGATGGCGCAGCTCACGACCACGCCACACGCGGCCGACGTGGGCAAGACCGTGTTTCTCTCGACCACGCCCGGCTATCTCAGCCTGACGCCGCCGAGCGATCCCGGCCAACTGCTGCAGCCGATCGGGCGCATTCTCAAGGTGCTGAGCGGCACCACGGTCGAGGTTCTGACTGTCTTTGAAACCCAATTTTATCTGTAGGAGGGCACCGTGCCGAACACCTATCTCGACATCGACACTACAAGTGGCCGGCTGGCCCGCAAGACTGCCACGGATACCAGCGCCGGCTCAGCTGACGGCGGCAAAGTCGTCGCGCTGGCATCGAATGGCAAGATCGACCCGACCCTGATCGACTCGACCGCGCTCGGCGGCGGCGGCGATGCGATTGTCTGCACGGAGGCCCTGGCAGGGGGCGATTGGGTGAATATTTTCTTGTCCGGAGGCGTGCGCAAGTGTCGCAAGGCGCTGGCCGCCGACGGCACCAAGCCGGCGCACGGCTTCGTGACATCGGCGTTCTCGTCCGGAGCGACGGCCACAATCTACCGCAGCGGCACGAATACCAAAGTGGGCCTGACCGGCTTCACCTCGTCGGATATCGGCGCGCCGGTGTTCCTATCGGACTCGACCTCGGGCGGCACGACCAAGACCCCGCCGACCACCAGCCTGCACCTGCTGCAGCGGCTCGGCTACGTCTCGGATGTGAACAGCCAGGTCGAGGTTCAGCTTGATTTCGGCTACGAGATCATTCTGTAAGGAGCGGCGCTGTGCCATCGCCAGATACGATTACCCAAATCGACGAGGCGCTGCACGCGCTGAGACGGCGCGTGAGTGCCCTGGAGGGCCGTAGCGGCGGCGCTGGCGGCTCAGGCAGCACCATGCGCCTCTCGGACGCCACGCCGCTGAAAAACAACGGCAGCGGCAGCCCGGGCGACGCCCAGGCCGCTGCGCGTGGCGACCACGTCCACCCGGCGGTGCAGTGGAGCGAGATCCAGGGTAAGCCCGAGATCTCGGGCGAAGACAAAACCTACCGGCATGTGCAGACGATCGCGGTCGATACCTGGATCATCACGCACAACCTGGCAAAGCACCCGACCGTAGCGGTCGTCGACTCCAGCGGCTCCGTTGTATTCGGCGACGTGCGCTACACCGGGCTGAACACGCTCACCATCACGTTTAGTGCAGCAGTAAGCGGCGAAGCCTACTGCAACTGAGGATATCGAACAATCAAGCACAGGCAGCGAATACGCGCCGACAACCATGAGGTCGTCGGCGCGTTCGCTCCAGAGGGAAGCCCATGAAGTTCCTCACGAATATTGATCTTGTCGGCAACCAGCTTCTGAATGTGGTTGTGCAGGTGCTGGCCAGCGCGCCAGGCTCGCCGGCGGCTGGGCGCTTCTACTACGACAGCACCCTGAATAAGCTGCGCTACTACAACGGCACCACCTGGGTGGATCTCTCAAGCAGCTCCTCGGACGCGGATCTGCTGAACGGCCACGCCGGCACGTACTACCTGGATCGCGTGAACCACAGCGGAACGCAGACCGCCTCGACGATCTCGGACTTCGCGAGCGCGGTGGCCTCGGCGCTGACCGCGGGCGATGTCGCGCTGGGCAGCCATAAGCTGACCGGCGTGGCCGACCCGACCAACCCCCAGGATGCGGCCACCAAGGCGTATGTGGACGCGCAGAGCCAGGGCCTCGACATCAAGCCCTCGGTGCGCGCTGCGAGCACAGCCAACCTCACCTTGTCGGGCGAGCAGACGATCGACGGCGTGGCGGTCGTCGCGGGCGATCGGGTGCTCGTCAAAGATCAGAGCACCGCCAGCCAGAACGGCATCTACATTGCCGCGAGCGGTGCGTGGAGCCGCTCTACGGATGCCAACAGCAGCGCCAAAGTCACGCCCGGACTGTATACCTTCGTCGAGGAGGGCACGGCGGGCGCGGATACCGGCTGGGTGCTGACGGCCGACGCGCCTATCACACTCGGCACCACCGGGTTGCCATTCACACAGTTCGCCGGGGCAGGCAGCGTGACCGCCGGAACAGGCCTGGTCCGAACGGGCAATAGCATCGCGCTGGACACCTCGAACGGCTATGGCGTGCGCAAGGCCGCAGCCGACATCGGCGACGGCTCCGCAACCAGCATCACCGTCACGCACAACCTGAACACGCGGGATCTCTGCGGCGTGTGGCTGCGCAACAACAGCAGCCCCTACGACGCCTTTCTGGCCGACGTGGAGTCTACCACGATCAACACCGTCACGATCCGCTTTGCGTCAGCGCCGACGGCCGCGCAGTATCGCGCGGTGATCTCGGGGTAAGATAATGGACTTCAAGAACGGCATCAAAATCAATGGAGTTGCCGTTCAGCCTGGCTACCCAGCGCTGGCTGGGCTGACGGCCGGGCAGATCCTGCGCGCATCGAACGGCACTACCGTGGCGTTTGCAAGCCTGACGGCGGCGGATCTGCCCACGAATGTGGCCTACAAGGATGCCGATAACCAGTTCAGCGTCGCACAGGGCTTCGGCGCGGCCGCCAGCGGCACTGCCGAGCGACTGTACCTCGCTACCAAGGTTAGCGGCACGCTACCGCTGCTCTATGTCGGCGGCTGGTCGTCGGATGCCCTGCAGATCGGCATCCAATCCTACAGCCTTACCAAAGAGGCGGTGATTGGCGCATCCTACAGCAACGTGGGCGTGCTGGGCCAGATGGGCAGCTACCTGGGTACGGGCGTCGTCGCGGCCTTCGACAACGATACTACCACCAACACGCTGCCGAGCGTGTTGGTGCTGCGCCATCGCTCGACCGCCGCGGCGGGCACCGGCTTCGGCGTGCAGATAGAATTGCAGGCGAAAACCAGCACCACGAACGACGCGCAACTGGCGCAAATCGCGAGCTGGTGGAGCGATCCGACGCATGGCACGCGCACCAGTGTGCTGACGTTCTCGACCGTGTACAGCGGCCTGGCGGCGGCCGAGCGGCTGCGCATCAGCGGCTATGGCTACATTGGCATCAACGCAACCAATCCGCTCGGCGACCTGTGGATGCAGATCCGTGACCAGGAGGCCGCCACGCGCGGCATGAACCTCCTGGGCGTGAGTGGCACATATGCGCCGGGATTGAACTTCCGGCGATCGGCCGGTACCTTCGCCAGCCCGACTGCCACAGCCAATGGCACGGAGCTGGGCCGTATCAGCTTCTACGCCTACGCGAGCGGAGCGTGGGGCGAGGGCGCCTACATCCGGGCGCTGAATGTGGCCGGCGGCGAGGCGGCCGCCAACATCTTCTTCGCGCAGGACACCGGGAGCCAGTGGGTCGACACGCTCTCGCTGGTGGGCGGCAAAGTCGGCGTGCGAACCAACGCGCCCAATTTCACCTTCGAGCCGCTGATGCTTGATCTCTACCCGGCGATCAACATCAAGGAAGCTGGCACCACGGTGCGGCGCGCGACGATCGGCTTCGGCCTGGATAGTGGTGTCACGACCGGCTGGATCCTGGGCCAGGGCTTCAGCAACAACACGGTCAAGGACTTCTACCTGCTCGACGCCACCGCCGGCACCATCCGGCTGTATGTGGATACGAGCGGCAAGGTCGGAATCGGCAATAGCAACAACGCGCTGACCACGCAGCTGGATGTGGTGCGCGGGCAGGCCAGCCAGCTGCGGCTGGCATCAGGAGCTGGAACCGGCACCACCATGATGGCCTACTCGACCGGTACGACCGAGTCGCTCTACATCATGGTCAACCGCAAATACGAGAGCAGCGCCTTCTCGCGCATCAACACCGCGCAGCCCTCGTGGACGCTCTCGATAGGCAGCCAGGATCAGGACACCTTCAAGATCTACCGCGAGGACTCTGGCGGCGCGTCGAACCTCACGCTGTTCCAGATCGACTCAGCCGGCAATCTTGAGACGCTCAAGGGCGGAACGATCCGAGCGACCGAAGGCACCTACGCCGCGCCGAGCAGCGGCCAGGGACTGGAGATCGCCAGCACGGGCGGTCAGGGCTACGTGCAGAGCTACAACCGCGGAACACCCGGCTGGCGGCCGCTCGTCCTCGGTGGCTCGACGATCATCTTCGCTGGCTCATCCAACAAGGGCAGCTTTGATGGGAGCGGCAACCTCTCCATCTCCGGCAAGCTCTACCCGGAGGGCAGCACCGCGCACTATGTCGGCTACTGGGGCGGATCGGGCATCAACATTAGCACGCATCTGCTCGTGCAGGGAAACATCTACCCGGGCGGTCAGGGATCTTACCATCTCGACTACACCACATCGCCGGCGGGCATCGTCGTCTATGGCAACCTGTCCAGCTATCACGACATTTTCCCGGGCAACAACAACGACGTGGGCGGCAGCGCGCAGGCAAGCTACTACTTCCGTGGCTATACAAGCCTGGCCGGCGTGAAGACCAACGGCAATTTCATCGCCGGAGGCCAACTGCGCTCGGACGCGCCGCATGCAACCGCAAACTGGGCAGCCTACAACAGCAACGCAAACACCTATTTCCTCTTGTATCAGAGCCTGCCCAACATCCGCTACGACGGCATCTACCTGGGCTACAACTGGTACTGGAACGGCGGAACCTCGACCTGGCAGCGGCTCAACTCGAGCTACGCGGCCGCGTTCTGGTATATCGACGGAACCGGCCAGTGTCGCATGTACGTGGTGAACACCAGCGGCACGACCGGCACACCGCTGACGTGGGGAACCAACAACGTCGGCATCGGCGTTGACCAGGGCACCGCTAACCGCCTGTTCACCAAGGGCATAGACTCGACATCGAGCAACAACGCCTTCCTCGCGCAGAACTCAGGCGGCTCGAACCTGTTCTATCTGCGCAATGATGGCCTCGCGTGGGTCAACCAGAACTGGACAGTCGGCTCAGACGCCCGAATGAAGCGCGGCGTGCGGAGCATGGGTAAGGAGCACCGTAAGCTCCACCGGCTCAGAACGGTCGAGTATGAGCTGGGCCACACCCGCAGCGCGCGCAAGCACTACGGACTCCTCGCCGAAGAAGTCGAGGAAATTTACCCCGAGCTGGTCGAAGAAAGTCACGACAACGAACCCGGCGCTGTCCCGATGAAGGGCGTGCGCTACGGCGACATCATCCCGCTGCTGATTTATGAGATCCAGCAGCTGCAGGCCGAGGTCGCCGCATTGAAGAAGGACAACGTACAATGACATACCTACCACCCGCTACTGCAGCGATGACCCAATCGGCTATCCGCGAATGGGAAGGGCTCATGCGGCAGATCGGCAGCCTCGCCGAGGCAGCGGTAGATGCCACCGCCCGGCCGGAGCGCCTCTGGCAGGTCAACCAGCTCGGAGCGCTCATTCTAGGAACTGCGCACGGCGCCCAGGTCGGCAACAGCGGCTACACTCGCGAGGCGGCGCTGGCCGCGCGCGAGTTCGTGCAGGCCTTTCTCGTGTGGGCCGAGACGGCGCTGATTGTCGATACGCTCGAGGACGGCTCGCACATCACCATGACGCCAATGCAAATTATTACCTTGCGCGCGACAGGGGAATAGTATTGGTACTGAGCCGATTGCTTTGCAATCTCCTCAGGAGGAACTTTGTCGCGTACACTCACGCTGGCAGAACAACAAAGCACTGAAAGGATCTCAACGTGATCGCTCCTACAACTGAACTGAAGCCACGCCCGACCGCCATCCAGCGTGCTATCCTGGAGGCAGAGCGCGAGGCCCACGAGAATAGCATCTTCCAGGCCGAGTTTCGTATCAAGGCGCAGCAGCGCCTGAAGGCCGTGCTTGGCAATGAGGTCGCCGAGCCGATTAAGCAGCTCACCAAAGTTGTCGAGGAGTCGATGGTCGTGATCGCGCTTATCGAGGAGGAACTCGCCAAGCTGCCAGAGGAGCCGGCCAAGGCCGCGTAACGCCGTGTCCACAAAGGCGCTTACCAATACAACTGATGGCCGGCTCGGTCGAGTCGACGTGCTCGACCCCAGCGACCTGAGCCTGTACGGCGCGGTCGGAAAGGCACCACTCGGCGACGGAACGGGCAAGCTCGACGCCTCGTGGCTGCCCGACATCGACGGAACGATGGCGGCGGTGATCGGGCTGCCCAATCCGCAGTACGATAGCGGCTGGGTAACCTTCACCGCCGGCGTCGAACTGGCGCTCTCGCACGGCCTGGGCACCCAGCCCGTGCTGGTGTTCATCACCTACCGCGATAGCCTCGACACCACGATCGAGAAGCACCTGACGGTGGCGAGCTACCCGGTCGGCGTGTGGCGGCAGCGCTTCACAACCTCGCAGATCCTGCTATACACCAGCTGGAGCTACGTAGCCTACGACGACAGCGGAACCGGCCTGACCGCAGCACCGATCCGCGTGCGCGCCTGGCGCAGCGGCCCAGTCACTGGCGGTGCGATCGGCAATCTCACGGTTAAAGAGACCGACGGCTCGCCCTCGGTGGCCAATGTCACCGAGATCCAGGTGCCTGCGACCTGGTTGACCGATCTTGGTGGCGGCAAGGTTCGCCTGACCGTCGCCGACAGTGGCGGCGGTGAGGGCGGCAGCCCGCTCAGCGTCAGCGAGCAGGATGGCGGCCCGAGCATCAGCAACGTCACGAGCCTGGTCTTCCCGAACGACAGCCTCACCGATCTCGGCGATGGCATCGTCCAGATTGACCTGGCCAGCGCAGGCAGCAGCGGCGAGGGCGGCTCTGGCGCGTTCGTGGCGCATGCCACGCCCGCGCCCGCGCCCGATGGCGTGTATACCTCGTTCAATCTCCCAACGCCTGCCAGGCCGGGCAGCATTGTGGTGGCGATCAAATCGAGCGGCGAGACGCGCTACCGGCTGCTGGACACGACCGACTACAGCGAGAACGGCTACGGGCCGGATGTGGCCTACCTGGTCGTGCCGACGAGCTCGCAGACGCTCTACCCAGGCTACGGCTCGTCGGGAGATCCCGCCAGCCTGACCGACCACAACAGCGGCACCGGGGTGGGCTGGTATGTCTATGGCAGTGTGTACATCACATTCGACCTGGGTGAGCCGCTCACTATCGGGCGCGCCACCACCACGGCCATGACCGCCGGCGGCTGGAGCGGGGCGAAGAACGTGCGCTGGGAGTATTCCGACGACAACAGCGCCTGGACCGAGGCGCTAACTGGGATCTGCTCCGGTGATGGCGACGGGCACTTCTCGGCGTTCACCTGGGCATCGGTCGGCGCGCATCAGTATTGGCGGCTCTACGTGATTGATAGCTGGGTGATGGGCGGCGGCTACAGTCTTGCCATGCGTGATATCACCCTGCACGAGGTGGGCGACACGTCGGGCGGCTTCATGCTTGTATCCGCGCCACTCTCGACCGACAAGCTGATGGTGATGTACCAGGAGCCTGGCGGCAGTGGCGGCGGTGGGTCGGGCGGCTCGGGCGGCGACGGCACAGGCGGCATGCTCGCACTCTTCTCGGCGTTCTACTAGGAGCAGCGATGGCTTCAACACCGCAATTTGTCGGCGCCCCGAACCTCGGATGCGCCAAATTCATCAATAGCGACGGCACGACGGGCAAGACCGTCTTTACGGCGGGAGCCAGTGGGAGCCGCGTGCTCTCGATGGTGGCCACCTCGGACTCGTCGTCGGCGCTGCAGTTTACCCTCACACTGGAGCGGAGCAGCGTGGGCTACAAGATCGACACGTTCACCATTCCGGGCGCGGATCTCACCACGCCGACCACAAACTGGAATATGCTTGACCCGGAGTATCTGCGCTGGCTCGACGCGAATGAGCCGCACCTGATCCTGCCCTCGGGCGTCATGCTGAAAGTAACGCCCGTCGCCGCGGTGCCGAGCGGGAAAGAGGTCAGCATCTTCGTGATGGGGGGCGATTTCTAATGTACGGCTACCCCAAGCGGCAGAAGCCGCGGCGCGTGCTGCCGACGACGGCGCAGTTTGACCCATCGGGCGACAGCAGCTGCACCGGCTGGTGGCGCACCGACTATGGCCTAACCGTCTCGGACGCGAACAAGCAGCTCGTGAACAGCTGGACTTCCCGGCTCGCATCGGCGCTCGTGCTGCAGGGTGCCGGCTCGCCGTCCTGGCTGCGCGTCCCGGCAATGACCAACGGCTGGGACGGCGTGCTGGGCTGGGGCAACGAGAATTGGAGCACCGCCGGCGTCGCCGAGGATAGCGATCGTTCCTTCACCTACACGTTCGTGGTGCGCGCGCTCCGGTTCTTCACCGTCAACACCTGGCTCGTTGGCGTGGACAATATGATGGGCGTCGGCTATTGGGATGCCTACCTGCGCCCGCTGCACCCGTATGTCAGCTGGTGGAATGTGATGGACAACCTCTATTACCCAAGCAGCAACACCGGCGTGCTCGTCGGGAGCGTGCGGATGCAGCCCTACGATCAGGCTGGCGGCGACCTACGCGGAAAATGGAAATTCACCTACGGCACCAACTTCTACGGGCCGTTCACCCAAAATGGCGATTGGGGCGACCGGGTGCTCTCGACTGGTAACTCACTCAGAATCTACGGGTACGCCGGCGGCCACCAGGCATGGCACGAGGTCATCACCTTCCGGCGGTACCTGTCCGACACGGAAATCTTGGATATGCACACCGCGCTGCTGACGCAGTACGGTGCAATCTAGCAGGAGCACACTCATGCCACCTCTTTTCGACCAGACCGCGCCTTCGCAACAGTGGTACCAGGCGATTGCCGGCATCGTCACGACCGCGATCACCGTGGTTGAAACATTGCAGCGCGCCGGCCTGGTGTTCGACGCCAACAACCTGCAGGACAAGATCGACGCCGCGACGGCCGGCCACGCCGTCGAGGGTTCGACGATGACCAAGGAACAGGCCACCGCGCTCAAGCAGCTCATCGACACCTTCGGCGTGTATCTGAACACGCCAATGGCGGAAGGCGGCTTGAAGCCTATCCAGGTGCTCTACCGCCAATGGCCGCAGCCGCTTTCGGACTAGCATCGCAAACTATCCGTTGCTCCTGGCCTATGGCCTCTACCGCATTGCGGTGCTCTGGACATATCAACACCTGCTGAAGATCACGATGAGCGACCGAACACGGCGCGTCCTGAAACGAAGGATTCGCCGTGTTTTCTCTTCGCTTTCTGCTGCACAGTATGGCGCTGCTCGGATTTGCGCTGTTCCTGGCGCGCTGCGCCGGCTTCGCCTCAGCCGTCGAGCCGCCGCTGCGTGGCGATATGGTTGCCTGGACCGGCGAAGCTGGTGCAGGAACGACCTTCAGCTATAGTGTCGCGGTCTTCTCCACTGCTGCGACATCTGCTCTCGCGACCGTCACATTCAACCTCGATCGCCGATTGACCGCACTCCCTGACCATCGCACAGACAATTGTGTCGGAACGCGGCCAGTCGTCTGCTCCTTCTCCATTTACGCCGATCATCCAGGCTCAGCCACGATAACCGTGCGCGTGAATCCTGGTGTGTGCGGACTTCCGCTCACCTCCAGCGCAACCATACGCGACGATCGCGGCTCCTTCTCTGCCGACAGCACTAGCGTGGGGCTATGGGGCCGCTGTTCCCTGTATTTGCCAGTAGCACGAAAGTAACACCGCACCATGACAATCAACCCGCTCATCCCACACTTTGATCTGCACGGAGCCTTTCCGTTTGGCAGCCATGAGGACGCGCAGGACGCGCCGACGTTCAGCACATTCACCCTGGCTGAGAAGCAGTTTCCGTACGTCGGCAAGGCTCTGACGCGCGCTGAGTTTGCCGCGTATGTTGAGACCTACGACTTCGGCACCATCCCGCCATCCTATATCGTGTTCCACCACACAGCGATCCCTTCGACCAAGGCGGCTCGCTTCCCCAGCGGCGCGGTGTGGGACGACCACGAGGATGGTCTGAGCGAGGAGCAGATCAAAGCCAAGCGTCTGGCGCAGCTGGCCGCGATCCGCGACTTCTACATGGATCAGTATGGGTGGAGCGCCGGGCCACACCTGTTCTGTGACGACAAGTACATTTACTTGATGACCCCGATGGCAAATATCGGGATCCACGCGGCACAGGGCAACAGCACGCGTATCAATGGCAAACTCGCTTACTCCATAGGAATTGAGTGCGTTGGCTACTACGAGAAGGTCGTATGGCCGCTGGAGCTACAGCGCAACGTCGGGTTCGCGGTGGCCACACTCCAGCGCAAGCTGAAAACCTTCGAGCTGCTTGCCGGCGGGAAATGGAAGGATTTAGGGGCGCATCGTCTCTATAATAAGCCATCCTGCCCAGGCGCGGCGATCACACCCGACTTTTACGTGAAAGTCTGCCAGGACGCGGCCGCGCAGCTCGACGCCACTGGCCAGGTCAAGGCGCTGAGCGTGCATCCGAAGCTGCTGGGCGCGTGGCAGCTGAGCGGCGGCGTGTGGCTGAAGGATCGGTTGACGCCGGGCCTGCCGACCGCACCAGCGTTTATCGGGAAAGATGGCATGCTCTACCAGGCGTTCGAACGCTCTGTAGCGCGTTTGAAAGCCGATGGCGGCGTCGAGTGGCTGCTGCTGAATGAGGTCGCGGTGTTGAACACATCAGTGACTTGACATGCGCGCATGAACGGCGTTACAATGCCGTATCCGAGCGTTCCACTAGAGAAAGGGGTCATCCTTGAGCGACAGTGGAAAAAGCGGCATGTATGGTCTCGCCAATCTCTCCAGCGACGTGGCGGCCAAAACACAGGGCATGACCGAGCGGCAGGTTCGTGAGGTACTCCGAACCGCGTTCGACGTCATCATGGCACGCCTAGAGGCAGGTGAGCGGGTCTCGATCGCGAACTTCGGTGCCTGGCGTCCAACCGAACGCGGGCCACGCACGAACCGGAACATCCGCACTGGCGAGCTGATCCAGGTCGCGGCGCGACGCGCGGTGAATTGGTCGCCCGGAACTGAGTTCAAAAACCGCATGAAAGGCACCTATGCCGGCTCGAACCGCGGCGCATCCAGCCGGATGCGTCGGAGTGGTACGGGCGCGGGGGGAGGTATGCCAAGCCGATCGCGCTCGGTCGGCGGCCGCAGCGGCTAAAACGCACAATACGAATACAGTCTCGGGGGATAGACGACGCGGCCGGAGTGCTACTCTGGCCGCGTCGGTCTTTTTGCGCTTGGCGGTTCGTTCAGATTGAACGAACATCATCGAACACAGACAATTGACAATTTGTCTAGTTACGTCTATGATTGTCCAACACGAACACATGAGCGCATATTCCATACATCATGTTACGACCTGCAGAAGACTTTCGACATAAACTCGCAAGCGTTGGGCTCGGCGTCGACGACGTCGCGCAGCGAGCGACCATTAGCCGTGCGGCGATCTTTGCCTGGCTTAACCCAGGCACACAGCCCCGTCGCAAGGGTATTCGCTTGAAGAATGCCTGGGCGGTGGCGCGGGTCTACGCTGCCGCTGCCGACATTGACAAGGCGGTGGCGTTCACTTCGCTATTTGTCGATGAGTCTGTCGATTGAAAGTGACCATTGCTCAGGCACGTAATGGTCTTCAGCGATTCCCTCATCGCGTTGAGGAGTTCGACGATGCTATGGCGATGGATCTTCAGAGCGAACTCGATCAGCTGCTGGCCACGATGACCAGGGCGATCGAGGCGCTCAAGGCATGTGACGCATACTGGCACCAATGTGACAACAACGTCTTACATTTTATATACTACCTGTATTTCGATAAGCCATTCTGATGGCACATAGGCATAATCTCGTTCATACAAGCGTCAAGTGTCCTCAAAATGTGGACACTTGATCCGCGCATCAGGAGGGATATATGACGACCGATGATTCGAAAGAGCTTGCACTGTTCGAACAAAATATGATCCGGCGCGTCTGGCATAAAGACGAGTGGTATTACAGCATCGTCGACGTGATTGCCGTACTGACCGATGCAGCCAGTCCGCGCAAATATTGGAACACGCTCAAGACTCGGGCGAAAAGCGAAGGATTTGACGAGGCTATGGCGCAGATTGTTCCACTGAAGCTCAAGAGTCCCGATAATCGCTTTCGCCTGACCGAGACCGCCAATCGCGCAACCCTGCTGCGGCTCATCCAGTCGATTCCATCACCCCGGGCCGAGCCATTTCGCATGTGGCTGGCGCAGGTCGGCGAGGAGCGACTGGAAGAGATTGAGAACCCGGAGGCCGCCATCGAGCGTGTCCGCGAGCGGTATCGTGCGCGCGGGCACGACGAAGCCTGGATTGAGGCCCGGATTCGCAACGATCTGGCGCGCAACGAGCTGACCGACGAGTGGCACGATCGTGGGGCGAAAGAGGGCGTCGAATATGCGATCCTCACCAATGAAATCAGCGAGGGAACCTTCAATCTCACGGTGCAGGCCTATAAGCAGTACAAACTGATTCCCAAAAGTGCGAACCTGCGCGACCACATGACGACGATGGAATTGGTACTGTGTTCGCTCGGTGAAGCGACCGCCACCCTGTACCACCGCAACCGTGACAGTCAGGGGTTTCCAGAGCTCAAGCGCGATGCGCACGACGCCGGCGTCACCGCGGGCAAGGCACGCCAAGTAATCGAGGCAGATGTGGGCGAGTCAGTCGTCAGCCAAGCAAACCATTTGGCCCTGCAAGGATCACCGCGTCGCGCGAAGGGCGACGCGAAGCTCAAGTCGAGCACGAGGCAGCAGACCGACCAGAGAACACCAGCGCGCCAAGGCGATGAGACACAACTGAGTCTCTTTGGTGATCCAGGCAGCGCGGAGACGACACCAGATAAGGAAGAATAACGTCGCAATTGTGCAGCCAACATTGTGATGTTACAGCCACATGCGTCGGAGCGACCCGCAGCCCCCATTAGTACCAGGGGCTGCGGGTCGCTCCGACGCTTCCTGCGTGCTACCAACGCGCTGGAGCAACGATGATGCAAGGGTATGCTCGCTAATCTGATATAGGAGTACACGACCTTACACTTTCTGTCAATAAGCAATACAAACAATTGACAGGAACTGTAAGTTGGCGTATCCTACGCACAGCTGGCAAACGACAGCGGGAGGCACATGGTGAACGAGCGGTTTTACAGCATCAATGAAATCACTGAAATGTTCGGGGTCACTCGAACGGCGGTGTACGACTGGATGAATGCGGGGAAGCTGGACTTTATCGTCGTCGGCGCGCGGCGCCGCGTCTTGCAGAGCCATCTCGACGCATTTATTCAGGAGGGTACGCGCGCAGCGAAAGAGGAGATTGCTGAAAAAAACGCGACGCCCGGATTAGCGCCAACAATGGCGGTCTAAATCCGGGCGTGTCAATTGTAGCCGGTGGTGAGTAGTTCTCAGGCCGCACACCAACCGGCACCAAAGGAGATCGTTCCGTTTCTTAGCTCTGCTGTCGTTGCCGACCATCGAACCTTAAAAACTGTATACGATCTCGAAGTTATGTTCTAGTATAACGTGATGTTCCCCGGTATGCCACATCCTCGGCATTGGAATGCCGAGGATGCAGAAAGCCGGTTGACCACTGGTGGAGATGGGGGGAGTCGAACCCCCGTCCAGAAAAGTTAGCCGCAGGCGTCTACAAGCGTAGTCGATCGTTTATTGTCGCTCGAAGCCACACAACCGACAAGGCAGCTTTTGAGCCAGCCCGC